CGATACTTTTTCAATTTCAAAAACAGTCAAAAAACTAATTTTAAGAACAGTCAATGAGCAATAAAAATTTTTATAGAACTTTACGCACTCTGAAAATCTGCAATAGGCAAAGAATAGTTAGCCTATGACTTTAGAATTTCAGACCGAACTGCTGCAGTTTTTAGTCCAAAGCCGTAACGGAAAAAAATACGTTGAGATATTACAGCCAGAGATATTTGATTTAGATGACCAGTACACAGTATTTGGAATTATCAAAGGTTTTGTAGAAAAGTATAAATCTCAACCGACTTTACCCAGTTTACTAGAATATTTTGATTTACAAGCACAGAACAGTAAAGCAGATGTTCCTAAAGAAGTTTATGCTAAAATAGTTGAAACAATTAGGGAATGTTATATCTCATTTACTGGTAATTCAGATTTCATTAGGGAACAGATAATAAAAAAATATCAGATCAAGTTGATGACGGATTTGTTTGCCAACAAAATGCTAGATTTAAAAAATGGGGATGAGGATGTAGTCAAGGATATTTACAAAAATGTTTCCAAAATTAAAAAACTTGAAGATAACAACGAGGATGAGGAAGCTAACAAAGGTAAATTTGCATTACAGGAATTTAAGATAGGTCAAAGAACTCAAATAACTGCTACAGCCACTTATTTAAAAACTTTGAATAGGATGACTTCAACTGGCGGATTTTATGCTCCTCAACTTATTATTCTTATGGGTGCTCCTAAATCTTTTAAGACTGGTAACGCTCTAAATTTAGCAATGAATTTTGTTAGGGACGGCTACAAGGTTTACTATGTAGATTGTGAGAATGGAGAGGATAGAATTTTAGATAGATTTTACCAAGCAATGCTCGAAGCCGAATGGGATGAGTACAATGATGGAGATTTAGATGAGGTTTTAAAAGAAATGATTACACGTTTCAAGATGAGAGGTGGAGATTTTCGTTCAGACTTTTATCCTGCACATACAAAAAGTATGGCAGATGTAGAAGATTGTTTAGAGGCTATTGAAGAAGAGTATAATTGGAGACCAGACATAATCATTTACGATTATTTGGATTTAATGAAGCCAGAAGATTATACCATCAAAGAGAAACGCCTACAGATACAAGCAGTTTATCACGATGCCATCCGATTACAGAAACGTAGAAACATTTTTGGAATGTCTCCGTCCCAAGTTAATAAAGATGCCGTAAACAAAGCCGTAATTGATATGACTGGTTTTGCAGAAGATTTTGGAAAAGCTTCAAACTGCCACGCTGCATTTGCAATTTGTAGAACAGACGACGAAAAGCAGGCAGGAGTAGGTAGAATTGTTCCAGTACTACAAAGAGATGGGGTTGCTCAATCTTCTAATATAGCTTGCTTTATTGATATAAAAGAGGCTAAAATGTCCGTTACTGAAATAGATTACGAGGAGTGGAAAGACCGAGTTGAAATTGTAAAATCTGGAATGGAAGCTAAAAAGTCTAGAAAAAGACCACGAACTAAAGATTTAACAGATGACTAGAATAGGAAAAACTGCACTCATAGAGAAATTACAAACAGATGGAATTACATTACTTCACGCAGAGTATGTAGTTAATAGATTATCTGAAATAATGACAGAAGAGTTGTCTAAAGGTAACTCTATATCTTTTCATAGAGTGTGTACCATAAGACCAAAAATAGTAGAAGAGAAAGTTATGCCAGTCGCAGGAAAAGATACTAAAGTACCTCAACACTTAAATCTAAATATAACTACCAGTAAGCACCTAAAGTTGTATTATAAAAAAGAAATATCTGAAAAAGGTAAAATGAAAAAAGGAGTAAGAGCGGTAGGAGATTTGTTTTATAAAAAATAATTTTGTTTATAAACAAAATTTTTGTATCTTTGATTTATCATTAAAAACAGTCAACAATGAAAACATTAAAATTTACTGAAAAAGTAGAGGGGTTATCTAGCATATTTAAACATCCACAAGTAATTGGACTGTTTAAGCCTTATGAAGCTAGTGAGATTAAGAAAAGAGAAGTACTATTGCGTAAATTAAAACACTCTAAAGTAGTTGCTTATTTTGTTCCAGTTGACCCTGCACAAAATTATAATAGACCTTTCAGAATATTCTATAAATTAGAAACTTACGAATGTACTTTTTTAAATGAAATGGAAGTAGGAGGCTCAATTACTTCTGCACCTTTGAGAGTAATTTCTATAGAAGAAGATACTATAAATTTTTCAGACACTTTTTATCCAAATGATGACGTAAGTAGAAAATGGGTAAAGGAGACTGGTTTAATTGTTGGAAGATTTTAAGATATGACAAATAAAAAATATAGAGTTAACGCAACTTTTCAATCTGATAAGTTTGTTACCGTAACAACCAAAAACGAAAGAGAGGCTAAAAGTGAAGCACAGAAAAAAGTATCTAAAATGAAAATAGGAAATTCCATTCGTAGAGACTGGACTGATGTTCAAGAATATTAGATATGAGTTTTATAGCACCAAACCAAGTTTACACTTATTTTAATAGTAATTTTTCTATTAAGAAAACTTCAAAAGGTTGGCACACTTTTAAATGTCCTCTTTGTGCAGAATTAGAGAACAGAAAAAAGATGGCGGTACACTTTTCGTATCGAACTGTTAAATGTTGGATTTGTGGCTACCAAGAACACGTAATAGATTTTGTTGCGGACGTAGAGGGAGTTTCTTACAACGATGCTAGAGACATTTTAAGAGAATGTAAACCTAGTTCTGTAGATTTAGATTTCATTGATACGGACAGAAGCACAAAAGTATTTTCAGAAATGAAAATGCCATTTGGTTTCAATTCTCTTTTAGAGGGAACAGGCTCACTAGGGAAACGAGCCAGAGCGTATTTAAAAGGAAGAGGATTTAATTTAAAGGAACTTGACCGAATGGGGGTTGGTTACGTTTCAAAATCTCCTCCAGAGGGTTCAGACCAAGAAGATTATTTCGGTTATATAATAATACCATTCAAGGTAAGAGGTAAACTAATTTATTTCATAGGAAGAGATTATATTGGAAATTTTCTTCGATATAAAAATCCTCCAAAAGCAGAATTTGATATTGGTAAAGGAGATGTGTTTTTTAATGAAGATGCACTATTTTTATACGATGAAGTTTTTGTACTGGAGGGATGGACAGATGCTTATACAATAGGCAGGCAAGCCGTAGCCAGTCTAGGTTGGAAGTTGAGTACTACACAAATGAGTAAGATACTAAAATCCGAAGCCGATATAATTACACTCGTTCCAGATGCAGGAGCAGACGGTCAAGGAGTTTTATTTTATCTACACGCTCTAAAATTGGCTTTAGATTTAATGCCCCACAAAAAAGTTAGAGTTGTAGATTTAAACGTTATGGAGGGCGGTAAAGATGTAAACGAAATAGGCAAGGAAGCCTTTATGGAGCAATACAGAAAATCTCCTATTAGAAATGAGCAAGAAACAATGTTAGAATTTTTGAATTACGATGTATAGAGACCCAGTACTGCATATTAAATTAAGCGACCTTACGGAAGTTTTAAACGAGTTGAATTATACCAGTAGAACCACAGGTATAAAACTTGCAAATAGTATTCTGGAGGCATCTCAACCATTCCAAATAACAGATAGATATTTACAGATTTTACAATTAAGAGCCAAGACCAAGAAAAAAGTAGAACGCTCAATGGAGGCAGACGATGTTCCATACGCTACAGTTGAAAAAGTCAATCTGTACATAATGGATTTAAGAAAGCGAGATAACCCAAGAGCGAAAGTAAGAGGGATATTAAAAACCAGTAAGCAATATTTACTTTTAAAAGAAATAGCAAAATTAGCCGTAGAGTTTTCAGAACACTTTGATATACAACCTAAAATAGAGGGCGTACGTGAATTTTTATCTTTAGGTATAGGATTTATGAGTAAGTACGGATTAAACAGATTTAAGACATACGAGGAGCGTATATACGAAGCATTTGAAAGCAAAGTTACAGTAGTTCAAGATGACAGAAAAGAAGATACTAGAGAATTTTATGGTATTTGGCAACAATTAATGTTGGAGCATTCTGGAGTTGATGAATTAATAAATATAGATAAAGATTTAGTAAAATTTGCTCACATAATTTATGCTAGAAATGAAGCTGAAAGACATAAAGCAGATTATACAGAATGGATCACGGCGCAGTTCGAGGGGTTAGCATTTTTAGATGTGATACCAGAAGTTTACCAATTCTATGGAGAGGGTGCTAAAACTAGATATGATAGGTATTTGAATACTTTAATATCTGCCAATCAAGAAGAAGATAAAAATGATGTACTAAACATATACGATAAGAAATAATGGAAGAAGATGTTAAATTAATGCAGACACCAAAAGACCTAATCAATATGTTCTTAAAAAAGAGCAAAACGGTTAGAGTAACTATATTTGAATTTTATGAAGATAGAACTATTGTAGTCAAGGTTAAATTAAGATTTTGGAACAAACTATGGGCTACTTTAAATTCAGATTATGCTAATACTTTAAAAAATTCTTACCAATCGGAAGCAGATGAATTTGCTCCAGTAGGATTAAAAATTGAAGTTATATTTATAGTATGCGATTAAAGATAGACAACATAATAACTACAGCTATTGTTGGAGGTTCTGATAATCTTCTGGACTTTGACATAATGAAAGAGTTACAGAAATATTTAAGAGTACGACCAGACGGCTACGAGCGTACTACAGCTTATATGGATGGTAGATGGGACGGTTATAAATATTTCATTACAAAAGGAGGCAAATTTGCTACAGGATTTTTACCATTAGTAGCAAATTTTTTAACCAGTTTAGGAGTTCAAATATTAATAGAAGACGTAAGAGGAGAACTTCCAGTACTTTCAGATACTTTAGATGATTTTATTGGAGAAATTGACGGAACAATATGGCTTGCAAATGAAGAAACTGGTAGAGCCTATCAATTAGAACAAGTAGCTGCTTTAAAAAATTATATAAATGTAGGAGGACAAGAGATATATTTTCCTAGAGGCATCCTAGATTGTGCTACGAATGCAGGTAAAAATAGTATGGCTGCATTGGTTGCTAATAATTTAAAAACTAAATATGAGACTATTTTTATGGTCTCAAATCGTACAATTTACAAGCAAGCAGTTGACTTTTTTAGTCAAGTAATTGGAGAACCAGTAGGAGAAGTTAGAACTGGTAAAATAGACTTCAAGCGGTTTACTGTTTGTATGGTAAAAACTCTATACAATAGAGCAGTAAAAGATAGTACCATAAGAACCAAACTTCATAGAATTAAAGTATTAATAGTTGATGAAAGTGATGAGAGTGGTGCTACAGATTACAGCAAAACTTTGGCATTCATAGGAGCAGGAATGAGACTATTTGTTTCTGGAACTCCTTTAGAAGCATCTAAAGTAAATAATATGATTTCTATAGGTTTGTCTGGACCTGTATTGAGCAAGATAACCAACAAAGATTTAATTGATGCAGGACATAGCCAAAAACCAATTATTAAAATTCTACTAAACAGAACTAAATTAGGCTATAGAATGAATTACAATGACGAAAAAGTCAAAGGTATTCATACTTCTTTGGAGCGAGTTAAATTAATTGAACAGATATTAATTGAACATTCGGATAAAAATGTAGTAGTTTCTTTTAATGATAAGATACACGGCTACTTTATGTACAACTATTTAAAGAACGCATTGCCTAATATTAATATGGGAATAGTTCACGGAGATAGTAAAGATAGAACCGAGCAGATTGACGATTTTAAAAGTGGCAGAATTACAGTATTATTTGCTTCTATGATTTTAAAAAGAGGTGCTAATATTCCTAATATTGAAGTCTTAATAATGGGACAAGGAGGCAAATCTGTAATTACTGTCAAGCAGTATCTTGGTAGAGCCTTACGACACGACGGCAAAAGTGATACTGTTTTAGTATTTGATTTTATGGATGTAGGACAATACATTGGTAAACATTCCAGAGACCGTGTTCGTATTTATAAAAAAGAGGGTTTTGAAGTCGAGCAAATGTATGAACATAGAAGAGGATTTCCAGTATTAAAATAAATTTTGTTTATAAACAAAATTTTTGTATCTTTGAGTATGGAAAATCCTCTAACAAGAAAGCAGGAATGTGAAGCCCTACGAGTAGAGTTTAGTGCACTACTGGAAGAAAAAGTAGCGCTGTTGGATAGAATAGAGCAAATCACAAAATCTATGAGATACATAGATGATAGTATAAATAAAAAGTATAACATTTATGGAGAGAGTACTAAAAACTGAAAGTAGATTTTCAGATGTAGATTTAACCATTCCACTAAACTCGGAAGATATTATGGCAAAAATAGAGCAGTCCGATTGCTTCGGAAAGGTATGGGATTTAAGAACAGTTGAATGTTCAAAATGTGCCGAAAGAGATGTATGTGGTATTATCTTTAATGAAACTGTAAAAGGCAAAGTTAAAGAAGTACAACAAGAGCAAGGAGCAATATTTTTAGATTTGTCAGATTTTGATAGAGTTAATAAAAATACTGTTTTTGATTGGGTAGTTTCTGGAGAAACTAAAGTACAAGATTTACTTACTTATGTTATGAGTTTAGCTTGCACTTCTGACCAAGAAGCAGGAATACAATTTCTAAAGAAATTTATTACAAATACGGAGGGTATAAACACTAAATCTGGTATCGTATGGATAAGCTAATAATTATAACAGATGACCCACAACAAGCCCAAACCCATAATTCTATGGTCTATAAAGTTTTGTATGAAGTTATAGGCGCAACCGAAGAGAACGTAATTTTTTCTATAGCTACAGAACGTTTACTTGGATTAGAAAAAATAGGAGAGGTTCAAAAAGAAGAGTTTTCAGAGCAGTTAAGAATAGAAATAGAGGAACATAACCCTAAATGTATTTTAGCTTTAGGAGAACGTCCTGCAAGTCTTTTGGGAGGCAATAAAAATATACACAAAACTAGAGGCAATATTCAAACAGTAAAAACTGATTGGGATTACGCAGGGCATTTTATATCCAGTTTCACAGATAAAGAAGTTACCAATAGTCCTAGACTTTTAAATATTTGGGCTAAAGACTTTTTGAAAGCGTGGAACATATCACAGGATATTGCAAGTTCTATTTCTCCTACGAAAATGGTTTATTGTGATACAAAAGAGTTGATCCACACAGCCGTACAATATGTAAAACAAACTGGATTGGCAGTATTCGATTTTGAGACACCTAAAATTGATGAAGATAAAGGAACTTTTAAAGAGGGACATCACGCTACTATGTTATCGTTTTCTTTTCAAGCAGGGAGCGGTTATGTAATTCCTTTGGAGCATAAAGACAGCCCATTCACTTCTGAATATGTTAGAGAAAAAATAATGCCTTACTTGAAGCGTGAAATTTTTGAAAACTTTGAAGTAAGAAAAGTTGCACATAACTTAAATTATGATGCTCATATTTGCAGAATTTATGATACTAAACTAAAAGGTAGATTAGATGACACAATGTTAATGCACCATTTGTACGATGAAACAAAGAGGCACGGATTAAAAGGAATTATAGAAGAGTTGTACCCAGAGTATGCAGGATATGACGATGACTTAAAAGGTTTCAAATGGTCGGATATTCCAATTAAAATTTTAGCACAATACAACGCAACTGATACCGATTTAACCTATAGATTAATGGTAGCTTTAGAGAGTTGGTTATTAGAGGATATTCCAGTTTATAGAATTTACAGGAATTTAACTATGGCTGCATTCAGACCTTTATTTGATGCAGAAACTAGAGGAATGTTAATAGACCCTCAATTTTTATCGGAAGCAATTAGAGATGTAAAAATACTTTTACAAAGAGCAAAAACTAGATTAAAAGACCATAAAGTAGTTAAGAGATATACTGACTTTAAAGCACAAGAAGTAATAAATTCTACTTTAGACGAACTAGAGACAAAACGTTCTGAACTAAGAAAGAAAGAGGTAGTATCTAGGGATAATAAAGTTATAGTCTTTATGGCTGCTTTAGTATCCGCTAGAAGTGTAGGAACTACTAGAAAAAAATCCTTAAAGCCTTATATGGACGATAAGGAATACGATTTAGAGGATGTAAAAATAGAACTAATTAAAAAATTCACTAACGTATCAGTACGAGAGAAAGGCTACACAGAAAAAATACAGCAATTAAAATCTGGAGAACTTTTAGCTTATGAGGGCTTTAATTTCGGTTCTTGGCAACAATTAGAAGATTTACTATACTACAGTCCTAATGGCTTTAAATTTCCTACTATAACTGGAGGTACTGGTAAAGACATTATAAAAGATTTGAATGATAAATCTGGTTTTGTAGATGGGCTGCTAAATTATCGTTCTTTAGGCAAAACTTTGAGTACTTATTTAGAGGGAATTTACAAAAGATTAGATGGAGATAATCGCATCCATACTTCATTCAAATTACACGGCACAGTATCTGGTCGATTAAGTTCTGCAAATCCTAATTTACAGAATGTTCCTAATGTAGCGAAATTGAAAGATGAGACTTTAATTCACGCAGTTGGATTGATTAAAAAGTCGTTTGTAGTTCCAGAGGGTTACACAATGTTCCAATACGATTATGGACAAGCCGAATTAAGAACTATAGCATCCTTTGCAAAAGAAACTACAATGCTAGAAGTCTATAATAACAATTTAGACTTACACGCAAAAACTGCTTCTGAAATGATGCAAGTTACTTTAGAAGAGTTTTACAAACTTCCTAAAGGAGAGCAAAAAGCTGGACGTTCCAATGCTAAAGCAGTAAACTTTGGTTTAATTTACGGAATGAGTGCTAGAGGTTTTATGGAATATGCAAAAAACAGCTATGGTTTAATTCTAACACTAGATGAGGCTACTAAAATTAGAGATACTTTCTTTAAAACCTATCCTAAATTATTAGCATATCACGATACTTATATTGCTAAAGGAAAGAAATATGGATGGGTAAGAACTTTGTACGGTAGACGTAGAAGATTACCTAAAATCGATGACCACGATGAGTATATTGCATCTATGGATGAAAGAGCAGCAATTAATAGCCCAATTCAAGGAACTTCTGGAGAGTTTATGGTATTCGCTATAGCTTTATTACATCATAGATTAGATAGTCGTGTAAAGTTCGTTAATACGGTTCACGATAGTATTATTTTCTATATTCCAGACAATATGATAGACTACGCTACCAAGACCGTTATAAACACTATGGAAAACTTACCTAACAAGCAGTACTTTAATAGAGAATTAAGTAATGTAGGTATGACTGTAGATGCAGAGGCTTCTAAAGAAAGTTGGAAAGATTTGAAAGAAATAGAGTTGTAAAATTAATTTGTTTATAAACAAAATTTTTTATACCTTTGAACTTTAATAAAAATTATTAATTAATATCAAAATTATGGCAAAACAAGAAAAACAATTTGGCTCTGGGCTAGACATCAAAAAGTTAAGAGCAATGAGTAAAGACCTTACTAAAAAAGCAGGAGGAGGAGACGGACTTCTTTGGTACGCTAACAAATTAGGGGAAGAGGACAATGCAAGAATATTACCACCTCCAGAAGAGGCTAATGGTGTGTATTTTGTGGAGCAAGCAGGATGGTGGATTAGTGGTAAATTTTATGTTACTAATGACACAGAAATTCTAGGAGGAGAAGATGTTATTGAGCAGGAAATAGAATTAGCCAAAAATAGTGAAGATGAGGACATCATTGCTTTGGTAAACAAGAAGAAAAATGGGATGCCTCTTATCAAAAAAGAGTACCGTTCTTTAGTTCCAGTATTGCAGTTAGACGTTATTTATGATGACGATGATGAGTTGGTAGAGTGTAAAGTTGTAGATGCAAGATTATTAGTTGCTAAACCTACTCTATTGGACAGCATTCATAAAGTTGTTACTCACAGACAATACCAAAACAAAACGTTTCACGGAATTGCGGATAGAGTAAAAGGTTCTAATATTATTTTAAGTAAAACGGGAACTGGTAAAGAAACAAAATACAGTTCTATGGGTTGGAACTCTCAAATGGAGATGGACGAAAAATGGTACGATGCAAAGAAAATTCCTAACGCTTTTGAATACACTAGAAAGTACGCAAAAACTGATGAAGTTTTACGTTCTATCATTCGTAACTATTTATATGGGGAGGCTATCATTGAAGATGCAAATTCTGGAAGTTCAGATACTAAAGAAACGGCTACAGAAAAGAATGTAGAGAAAATGGAAAAAGCCGCATCTAGTGGAGGAGGCCATAAACGTCAGAAAATTTCTGATAACGTTGAAGAGGAGAAATCAGCCCCTAAAAAATCTACTGGTAGAAGTTTATTAGATGATGCAACTTCTGGTAGCGGTGGTGGAGCTTTAGATGATTTATAGAATATGTCTAAAGCAGGCATAAATAAAAGAGAGTTTAACGTAGTGGGCGAATTGACCGAAGATGGGCAGTTTATTAAAATTGCCCACTACAAACCTCTTAAAAGGATATTCAAGGCTCTCATAGGACAGCCTTTAGATGTAAGTTTTAAGCAGTTGAAATATCAACGTTCTGCTGCACAGAATAGAGCATTGTGGGGGGTTGCCTACGTAACTATTGCTGCTTGGTATAAAGAAACTAATGGAGAGGCGATAAGTAAGGATGCGATACACGCTCATACTTTGCAAAGAATTTTAGATTATGAAGTAGAAGTAAAAGAGGTTTACGGAACTGAAATAATAGTAGTAAAAGGTAAAAGTACTTCCGCTTTAAATACTAAAGAATTTACAGATTTATATAAAAAAATTCAAAAATATTGGGCAGAAAAAGGTTGCGACATACCCGACCCTAGAGGAAATAATTTTTTAAGTGATTTTATTAAAGATGAGTAAATTTGGTTACATATACAAAAGCACAAATTTATTAAACGGTAAGATTTATGTAGGACAAAGAATAGGGAAAGTAAAATTAAGTTATTATGGTTCTGGTACTACCATTAAAAAAGCATTAATAAAAAATGGTACTATTAATTTTTCTTGTGAAGTTATAGACTATGCAGATAATATTGACGAACTTAATTGTAAAGAAATTTTATGGATTAGTAAATTAAGTTCTACTAATAGAAATATAGGATATAATATTGAGTTAGGAGGTAAAAATAGTTCTATGTCTAGTTCTACTAAAGAAAAATTAAGCACGGCTCATAAAGGTAAAAAATTAAGTAAGGAGCATATAGAAAATATCTCTAAAGCAAGTAGTAGAAGAACCCACACAATAGAAACGAAAAAAAAGATAAGTGAGTCAGCTACTGGGAGAAAACTATCACAGGAAACTAAAATTAAAGTAGGACTTGCCAGTAAAAATAGACCTAGTGGAAAGAAAGGTACTAAATTGTCTGACGAAACCAAAAAACTAATTAGTAAATCTAGTAAAGGCAGATGGTTAGGCAGGGAGCATAGCGAGGAAACTAAGCTAAAAATGTCCCAATCAAGGAAAGAATATTGGGACAAAAAACTAAATAGAGTATGAAACAAAAAAGACATCTTGCAGTCATATTTAGCGATTTACATATACATTCTTATAGAAGATTTAATGTAGATGGGTCTAGGTTGACTAACTGTTTAAAAGTACTTTTTGATATTGGAGATTTTTGTGTAAAAAACAATATTAAAACTATACTATTTTCTGGAGATTTATACGACCAACAGAAAGCACTTTTAACAGAGGTAGTGAATGAAACAGTTATTGCATTTAAAAAGTTTGGGGAGAATTACCCCCACCAAACAATTTACGCAATAACTGGAAACCACGATCAAAGCACAAAAAATTTAATTGGTAATGAGGCAGTATCTGCTTTATCTCATATTGAAGCCATTTGTCCTAATTTTGTAGTAGTAGATAATACTAATAGAAAAATTGGAGATAGTATCTTAATTCAAGGAGTTCCTTACTATGAGTATAAAGAACATTTTGCAACTAAATTAAGTGAAGTTTCAGAAGTTGCAAAACAAGCAGATACTTATAAACATTATCTTATGATACACCAAACCCCAGAGGGTATAGGTAATGAGATGATACCTACAGACACTAATCCAAAAGACGATGCGTACGAGCCATTTGACCACGTTTTCTGCGGACATATTCATATTCATAAGAGAATAACCGAAAAGTTTACGTTAGTTGGAAATCCGATACACAGAGACCTTGCAGATGCAGGACACAAAAAAGGATTTTTAGTTATGAATTTACTCGCTCCAGAAAACGGAATGAAATTTATAGAACTAAAAGGTTATCCTCAATTTGTTAGAGCATTTGAAGATGAAGAGGTAGAAAATGAGGAGCAGATGTATGTTGTTAGGGAGCCTAGATTAGATGAAATTGCATTAAAAGAAGATGCTAATATCAAAGATTTTAATACCAGTTTAGAAGCACAAGATTTACTTACTAATTATTGGAATGAGGTTGACGGAAAGGATAAGGAACTTTTAGAGATTGGAATAGGATTTTTACCAACTCATAAATTACCGTCCGATGAAGATAAGCCAAACCAAGAAGAATAAAGGAGATTATTGTTGTGCTTATGGTTGCAAAGAAAAACCTAATCCGAAAAAAGGAGGACTTTGCCATAAGCACTACGCTAGAAAATTAAAAGAGAAAGACCCAGTATATGCAAGATATAATCAATTTTGTAGTAAAGCCACTTCGAGAGGAATAGAAAATTCAGTAACTCTGGAGCAGTTTAGAAAATTTTGTGAAGATGAAAATTACATAATTTCTAAAGGCAGAAGAGGACAAAATGCTACTATTGATAGATTGTGTAACATACACGGTTATCATATTTGGAATATGAGAATAAAAACTAATAGGCATAACGCCAGTAAAGGCAATAGATTTAACGGAGATAATTTTGATTGCCCATTTTAAACACAAACAATGAAACAAGAAATCACATACTCAAAAGTTATTATAGAGGGCTTCCAGTCAATAGAGGGGCAAATGATTTTTCCTTTAAATAATGTAGGATTAAATTTAATAAAAGGGCATAATGGTACAGGGAAATCTACTACATTCAATGCTATTCTTTGGGCTGAATACGGCATAAATTTAAAAAAGTCTATTGCAACTTGGGATGAGAACCAAACAGAAAACTTTAAAGGTACAAGGGTTGTAGTAGAACGTACAGATGGAACTCACGTTTACAGAATAGTGAGGCACTTAAAGTACAAAGGGAAAACTACAGGATTATCTGGAGGGGACAAATTGATGATTTTCAAAAGACCTATACAGCAAGCTAAATTCACAGATGCAGATTTAGTTGGAGACGGTTTGCACAAATCTGATATGCAGTTGATAATAAACGAGCAGTTAGGAATGAATGCCAAGACTTTTTTATCTTCTATATTTTTTGGTCAAAGACTGGAAAGTTTAGTTACTACTGATAATTCTACAAAGCGTGAATTATTCGATGAATTATTCGATGTAGATTTTGTAGCACAAGCAAAAGACAAGGCCAAATCGGAGCAAGACCAGTTAGTTCAAAAAGTCTCTAATTTTACTAAAGCAATAGAAGATGCAGAAGATGATTTAGAAAAGTCTGAACAACGTTTGGAAAGAGAGCAGAAGATACTAAAGGAATTTACTAAAAATAAAAAAGAGCGCGTTAAAAATGCTACAGAAGTACTAGATGCAGTATTGAAAAAGAAATATGAATTAAGCACTTCTACAGATAAAATTATAAAAGAACGTGATGCTTTAAAGTCTGGGGAACTAGATAAATTAAAGCAAACTAGAATTACTCAAAAAGAAGCAGTAGATACTGCACAAAAAAGTTATGATTGCGCTAAAAAAGATGTAGAAAATTGTAAATTAGAAATAGATAAAGCAGAGAAAAATCAAAAAGATTTTATTGATAAAGTACATAAAGTAGATACCATTTGTCCGTCTTGTGAGCAACCTTTAGATAAATCTAAAGTGAATAAAGTAATTAAAAATCTACAAGATAGCGCCAAAAAAGAAATGAGTGTAGTTGTAGAGTTGAGAAAATCCAGTAAAAGTTACGATACACTTTTAGAAGTAGCAGAAAAGAATTTGTCAACAGTACAAAAATCTTTAAAATCTACAGAAGATAAAATTTCTACATTCGCAGAAGATGTTACTAAAAAAGCAACATTAACTACTACTATAGATTTAAACCAAAAAAGATTAAAAGAACTAGACGAAGAGATTTCCGATGCCGAAACTTCTTTGACTAAAACCAAAGGAGAAAAGAAGCCTGCCGTTGATACTAAAGTTACCGAGAAACTGATACAAGACTACTCTGGAATTATCAAAGATAAAGATGCAGAATGCAAAATTGCCGAGAGTAGATTGGAGAAAGTTAAATGGTGGGTTTCAAAAGGCTTCGGTTCGTCTGGTTTAAAATCTTTTGTATTCAATGCAATGTTAAGTCAATTAAATTCATTCACTCACGCTTACGCATCCAAATTAGGATTTAGAGTTGAATTTTCTATTGATATGACCAAAGCCAGTAAACCTTTTCAAACTTTAATTTATAAGCAAGATGCAGTTAAATACTATGAAGATTTATCTGGAGGACAAAAACAAAGAGTTGACATTTGTATTGCATTCGCAATGCACGATTTAATCACTATAAATTCAAATATAAACATACTAGTTATGGATGAGAGTTTGTCTAATTTAGACCAAGAGGGGACTGAAATAGTATTTGAATTATTGAGAGAGAAAGCAAAAGATAGGTCAGTTTATTTAATTACTCACATAGACATCATAGATAGTTTGAATACCAAAACTTTTAATTTTTCTTTAGACAAAAATAATAACACAGTATTAGTTTAATTTTTTGGTAGTATGTAAATATATGAAATATTTACATTATGGCAGAATATAGAGCAGAAAGAAACGGAAATATAGTAAATATAAAAACTAATAAAGTTATAAAATATCAACTAAATAAAAATGGATATTGTATAGTAAAATTTTGTAAGGATAATAAAATAAGTACTAAAACAGTACATAGATTAGTAGCGTTAGCATTTATACCAAATCCTAAAAATAAGCCTACGGTAAACCACAAAGACGGTAACAAAGAAAATAACCACGTAGATAATCTGGAATGGGCTACTCATAAAGAGAATATTGCCCACGCTTTTGAATTAGGATTAAGAGTAAGAACTAAAAATATGGGCAGACCATCTGTTGCAGTTACTAGTTTAAATTTAAAAGGAGACGAACTAAAAGATTTTGATAGTATTTCAGATGCCGCCAGATATTATAAAGTTTCGCAGGGAAACATAACCGCCATATTAAAAAGAAAAAGAAAACAAACTAAAGGAATATCATTTAAAACCACAGAAAATGAGCCATAAAATAGACATAGACCAAAAAGTAGCTGAAATAAAGAACCCACTACAGTCGGAGAGAAAATGGGGAATTGCTAAACGTGATAATATCACTTTTAGAGGCTCTAAAATAAAAGCTAGACAATTTGTACGAATTGTTCAAAATAGTCTCCCTAAACTTACCAAAATTGATACTGGTAAGCAACTAGACCATAGAGAGAACCTTATAAAAGCATATTGCAACGCAGGACTTACTGGTATGACTAAATACGAGAAGTTAATTTGGGGAGTTTTTAAGGCATCTTCTTTTACACAGGATTTGAAAAAATTGTCGGTAAGAACCCAAAACATAGTAAGAAAATGTTTTGAAATTTCAGACATTAATTCTATAGATTTAAACACATTTTCTCAAAAGTCTTTGGAGCAGATTATGGAGACCAAAGGAGCAGGAGCAAAAACTAAAGAAGAGATTGTAGAATTGAGAGGTAAATACATATCTTAATGGGAGTTTGGGATGACATAAATGGAGGAGCAGATAGAAAAATCCCAGTCAATAAAAAGAGAAAATCTAAACAACGTAAAATAGAAAAAAAGATAAGCTATGAAGTAGCTGAATTTTTAGTAAAAAAATATCCTACAGTAGAATTTAGATTTGATATAGCAGCAGATATAAGACTTACTGTAGGTCAATCTGCAATTTCTAAAGAAAAATTGCGACACAAAAGAGGCTACCACGATTTGACTATTTTAGAAGCAAGAGGCGGTTATTTTGGGATGCTAATAGAACTTAAAAAAGAAGTTTCTGATGTTTATAGATTAGATGGTAAACTAAAGAAGAGTTTTGATAAAAATACAGGCACAGACCATAATGTAGAACAGTCAGAGCACCTTGCTAGTATGAGGAGCAAAGGGTATTGGGCTGGTTATGGTTTTGGATTGGAACATACTTTACAAATTATAGACGAATATATGAATATGCCTACGACCTAATTTTGGTTATAAACAATTAAACACTATATTTGCTAAATGAAAACACAAGGACTTATACCAATTATAGATTGCGGACACGGCTATATGATAGCAGGACAATATCAAACAGCAGGAAAAAGAAGCCCTAATTGGGATAAGGGAGTTTTGTATGAGGGAGTTAGTAATAAAGATTTTGGTTGGGCTATTATGCAGGAACTAAATAGTAGAAATATTCCTTACTATGCTTCAAACCCAGAGTTAAAAGATATTTCTTTACGCTCCAGAGTAAATAGAGCAGATGCGATATATAAATCTAATCCAAGTACTTATTTACTATCTATTCACAGTAACGCAGGAGGAGGCACAGGAATTGAGGGTTTTACCAGTAAAGGAGATACACCGTCTGATCCAATTTGTGAAGAGTTTTTAAAAGACATAGAAAGCAATTTTCCAAAATTAAAACCTAGATTTGATTGGTTTGATGGAGACAGAGATAAGGAAGCAGACTATTTTATTTTAAAGAATACTCTTGGTCCTGCATTGCTTTTAGAACTTCTTTTTATGGATAAAAAAGAAGATTACGATTTGTTGTGGGATGAAAGTTTTAGAGCATCTATGGTATGTACTATTTGTGATACCATACAAAGATTATACAATGGAAAAAGCTAAAGCGATATTTAATAATAGAGGTTGGCTCTATGTAGTTGTAGTATTGGTACTATTTTTTGTAGGGTATAAAGTATTCGTTTCTAAAGAATGGACTTTTTCAGTAGAAGATGAAGCAAAACTATTAAAACTACAGGAAGAGAAAAAAGAACTAGAAGATGCCCTTATAGTTTTTAGGAAAAAGAATGACAGCCTAGCAAAAGTTAGCGATGCAAGATATAAAAGATGGAACAGTTCCAGAATAGATTTTTTTAATTTAAAAAAGAAATACGATGAAGAGCGTAGGATTAATGCTAATATGTCTATGGATGACCACGTACGCAAATTGTCAGAATGGCTCAATTCCAAAGAGTACTAAAGATAGTGTAAAAACTGTTTTTGAATACCCTAAAAGAATTAAGTATAAAGGAACTTGGGTTACTTTAGTTAAGGATAGTAGCGTAGTTAAAATTAATCGTTCTAGGATAGATTTTAGAGAGTGTTCATCTTTATTAGATAGTGCTAAAGTGAGAATTAAATTAGCAGATTTGGTAATTGACGAAAACCGAGTAGAAATATTAAGTTTGAGGTCAGAAGTTCTAAAGTTTAACGACTTAATGAAAAATCAGAATGATACAAGGAATTTATTAGATTTAAAAATAAATGGATTACAAACAGAGAATAAAAAATTAAGACGAAAGACAGGCTTTTTAGGAGGAGTTGTAGCAGTCTTGGTAGCAGTTACGGTAGTGATTGCACTAAAATAAACGAAGATGGCAGAAGTAAGTAGTGAAGTAGTAAAAAAAGGTATAAAGTTAGCGACAATCAAAGATTTTAGAGATACCTATGCAGGAGGAGTTTCTGCACAGGCTATTGCTTATGCACTATCTAATGATTTAGTAGATTACATAAGAGTAGGAGAGCGTGTAAGAGTCATTGTTCTTACTGCTAAATCTCTAGCGTATCAACCAAACAGTAGCCCTAAAAGATATAAGACAAAATTGAGAATATAATATTTTCAATAGTAAGTAAAAATGCACTAGAGATTATCTGGTGCATTTCTTTTTTAAATTTTATTTGTTTATAAACAAAATTTTTTATATCTTTGAAGTATTAAACAAAACAGTCAGAATGAAATTAGATTTAAAGAAACCCTGCGGAGGGACTTGTAACTGCCCTTTTAGAACAGATAGTTTAAAAGGTTGGTTAGGACAAGAAAGAGCAGAAGAATTAGTATCGGCTCTATACGAACAAGATTTAACTTTTTCTTGCCATAAAACTACTACAGATACAGAAGATGGATTTGACCGCAGTAGTGATAATAATACTCAACATTGTGCAGGGGCTGTGATTATGATGGAAAAGTCGGAACAAGCAAATCAAATGATGAGACTAATGGAGCGTATAGGTCTGTATGACAGAAATAAATTAGATATGACTTCTCCAGTATTTGACACTCCAGAACAATTTATAGAACATCACACTTAAAACCAGTCAGATATGGACACATTAAAACAAGCAAGACAAGAATTAGAGAAAAAATTAATTGATAAAGGAGGAAAATGTCCTTGTTGTACGCAATTTGCCAAGGCGTACAAAAGAAAAATAACGTACTCAATGGCGTACTGTCTTATACGAATGTTAAATAAGTTTGGTACTAATTTAGATTTTCATTTAATGGAACAATCTACTGTTATGGGAATGGGTGCTAAATATACTGGAGATTTTCCTAAATTAAAATACTGGGGACTAATAGAAAGTAAAAAAAGTGGGCATTATCAAATAACCAAAAAAGGGTCAGATTTTGTAAATAATTTTTTAACAGTACAAAAATATATACATATTTATAATAATAAACATTATGACACTTCTGGAGATTTTGTTAGTATTATAGACTGTCTAAATGAAATGTTTAACTATAATGAATTAATGAAAAAATGAAAGAACAGTTTAAAAATGCCAGACTTCACGGAACTATCAATATTAAGATGGACGATAAAGAAGCATTCGCTCCTGCTCTTAAATTTTCTGAAACTTTTTTAGATAGTGTCTTCGATAAAGAAGATGTGAAAGCGACTATGTACATAGACGGAATGACTGAAAAGATTGATACAGTTATTAGAAAAAACTATAAGCCTCACTAAATGGGAAGTCTAACATTAAAATTTGACGGTGCTGCTGATAATAACTCCAAGTTCAAATTTATGGGGGCAGGAGTTGCAGTATGGGAAAATGGAGAACGTTGTGAAGAGTTGGATTTTAAAAAGATGGCAGGAAGTAATGGAACTTCTAACATTGCCGAATGGGAAGCCTTGATAGAAGCATTAAAAACAGCCCACGCCTATACAATGGCAATAGATGCAGATGTTAAAATTAGAATTTATGGAGACAGTCAATTAATAATTAGACAATTCTCTGGTAGATACAAAGTTAAAGCCCCTCATTTAAAACACTATCACGACAAGGCTATGATGTATAAGAAGCTACTAGGTAGTAGATTGAGGATAGTTGAATGGATACCTAGAGAAGATAATAAAGAAGCAGATATACTTTCTAAAGAGGGCATCACAGACTATTTAAAAGAAGTAGGATTAATTTAATAATTTATTTTGTTTATAAACAAAATTTTTGTATCTTTGATTTGTTAAACAATTAAAATCAGTCAACAATGGAAACCCAGTTAAAGCAGGATATAATCTGCACAATTAGAATGTTACAATATGATGCAGACCAAATTTCTAAAGAAGAAATAGATACTGTATTATTAGCTGTACAAAATTCTATAAACCACGTAAAAATTACAAGCCTGCACGCAAACGATTTGAGAAATTTAGGATTTCTTCCTACAGATGATACGGATATAGAAAGACTTGCAGATAAGATGAGTAATGATTACTGTACTCAATTATTTCATACCAGTTTGAATATTATAGCAGAGGCTAATGGAGTTTATCATTCAAAACAAGCAATGGAAACTTTATCAGTAGTATCTGCTGATATAGTTGCTCTTCCTTTTGATAAAAAAGAAGATGAAAATATTATGTTACAAGCCCATCATAGACTTAATAAATCTTATCGTGCGGATGATTTTAAGGAGTGGAATTATGCAGAAGTACTAAAAGCAATGGAGGTTATGGAAAACAACCTTTGGAGATTCAATGACGAAAAAACCACTACATCATATACAAATTTAATAAACAGAGTTAAAGAATTAATAGAATGGAGCAACAACAGTTTGATAGGTTAATACAATTACCTCCAGTAAAAGAGTACAACGAAAGCGAAAAATTAGATTTTGCTACAGAGCCAGACATATCTTTTTTAAAAGATAAACAAAGAATTATCTTCGATGAAGTTATGGAGATGCAAGGAAAAAAAGGGTCTCATATTTACATTATAAAAGGATATGCAGGAACTGGTAAAACTTATCTTACTAATAAGTTGATGGAGACGATTTTGAGTACTACTAATCATAAAGTAGCAGTTACTGCTCCGACTAATAAAGCCGTTAAAGTTTTAAAGGCTCAAAGCCAGTTTAAATCGGATATGCTAAATTTAAGATTTAGTACAATTCATTCACTTTTAGGATTAAGAGAAAAAATTACCCAGTATGGTAATCAAATTTTTGTTAAGATGAGAGATGAGGACGTAAAAGTAGGAGAATACTCTGTAATATTTTTGGATGAGGTTTCTATGTTTTCAGATGAATTATTCGAGCAGTTGATCCCTTATTTAAAATTATATAACATAAAATTAATATTCATAGGAGACCCTGCACAGATACCCCCAGTTGGTGCTAATGAGTGTATTCCTTTTACGAAAGAGGGCGTTCTAAAGTACAGTATGCAAGTAGGTACTTTGACAGAAGTATTAAGACAGAGTGAAGATAATCCAATTATACAAGTTACGATGAAAGTTCGTAAGGCTATATTGAGAGAAGATATTTTACCAGTAAGAAAAGATTTCTATTTGCGTAATGATGATGGAGTTTACTTTTTAGGGGGAGCAGATAAAGAAGTATTTTATGAATTATTGAATGCTTATTTCAACAGTCCGAACTTTAAGTACGATGCAGACTTTGTAAAAATTATTGGAGGGACTAACAGAATTGTGGACATTTTCAATACCAAAGTTCGTAATATGATTTATGGAGAAGAGGCAGAGAAACTTTGTATTGGAGAAAAATTAATTGCCAATAGACCTATAACATCTCCTACAGATGAGAGCCAGTTATTATTTAACAACAATGACGAATTTGAAGTAGTAAATTTTGAAGTAGAAGATGGAGAGTATAAAACTGTTCCTTTGAAGTATTATACTTGTAGAGTAAAAGATAGTGCAGGAGTGGAGAAAGTTATAAAAGTCATTCACGAAAATTCAGAACAAGATTACAAATTAATAATTAATCATCTAGCAGAATTAGCCAAAGTTGAACGTGGATGGAAAGCTGCAAGCAAGTGGAAAGATTTTTTTAGAATACAGGAGGTTTTTGCAGACGTTAAATACAACTACGCTATAACAAGCCACAAAAGTCAAGGAAGTTCTTATGATAATGTATTCGTGCTAGAGGAAGATATTAATGTATTTAAGAACATCGAACAAAGAAATAGGATAAAATATACAGCGTTTACTAGACCTAGAAATAAACTATTCATAGTAACATAAGTTTGGCATTTTGTTTAATATTGATAGGTAACACTCTGATTGGTGCTACCTATTTTTTTTTTATTTATTTTGTTTATAAACAAAATTTTTTGTGCCTTTGAAGTATAATAAAAAACCAGCCAAAATGAGCAGACAGCACCCAATTTGGAATGAAGTAACAGCGTGTAAATATAACAGTAACAAAAGTTACGGAATATCTGACACAGGAACTGTAAAAGTAGGAAGTTCAGTAAGTAACCCTCACGACTTTTTAGAAACCGTAACCACAAGAAGATTTACTACTTGGAAAGGTAAAGATGTATGTATCTTTAAATTCTCTTTAGATGGCGTAGTATTAAAAGCCACGATTTTTGAGGACAATAACGGAAAAGCAGGAAAGCACTTAAAAACAATCACTAAATTAAATTCAGTTAAATCTTTAAAAATAGAATAATGGGAGAAGCAGGAACATTAGCAAAATTACAGGATAAGTTAGCAAAGGGCGTTGTCCATTTCACTTTCCAAAAGACCAACGGAGACCACAGAGAGGCGTTTGGAACAACAAATGGAGACATTATACCAAAATACTCTGCAAAAGCCGTAGAGAACCTTGTAACGGAAGCTAGAGACTTTCACGTAGGATTTGGTACAGGCACTCTGATACAAGGAGACGATGAAAAATTAGGAAAAGCTATTGAGCCTTTTTTACCTAAAGAGAAAAAACAGCGTACTCGTTCAGAAGAAGTAGTTACATTTTTTGATGTAGAGAAGCAGGGATGGAGAAGTTGTAGAGTGGATAGTATTTTAGGCATCCATTAAAAATATTTGTACAGGGCTAAAATTTTAGATATAATTTAATAAATAAACAACTACCTAAGCTATGCACTATACATATTGTTGTGCTTAGCACGGTTAAATAAACACAGACTATGGAAGAATTACTATACGTTAGAAGAACAAACGGACGTTTCCAGAGAAAAAGCCCAACTCTAAAACTTGAAATAAATGGCAATAGATTTATATTAAGTGAAAAGGCACAAGAAAATACTGGACTTAAAAATGACGAAGGTGTTATGTTCGGATTTAACTATAAGCAAAAAAAAGCCTATATGTTTAAAGAGGATGAGCCAGATGCCTTTATGTTAAGAACAAAAAGTGTTAATGATAACGGACTTAGATTTACAAGCAAAGACCTTGCAAACCACTTTATTGATTGCTTTAATATTGATATGGATAAAACGACTTATTTTTTTGCTGTTGCAGATAAGCCAAATGAGAAAGGGGCTTTTTTGATAGAACTAAAGTAGTATTAAGCACAACGTATTTGTACAAGATTTTTTGCGTGGTTGAGCGATAAGCAGAATAGATATAAACCAAATTGAAAGTCTGCGAGGACGTTCCTAAATAAAACCAAGCCTAAGCAATTAATTTTGTACGGTGTTGGGGCAAGTACGGTAATTTTAAGATAAAAATATGCAAACAAAAAAACAATCCTTTTTAGAAAGTTTGACAAATGTAGCAATCGGCTATTTCATTTCGTTGATTTCGTTATTCCTGATTTTTCCAATTTTAGGGATACAGAGTAGTACTGGAAAAAATTTAATAATCACTTTATATTTTACCTTAATAAGCATAGCAAGAAGCTATATTTTAAGAAGATTTTTTAATAAAAAGACAAATGGAAATAAGTAAGGAAACTTTTATTGAAGCAATAAATAATATTGAAAAACAAAGCAGAATAGAAAGTGATTTTTCAAAAGCGGTAAACAACTATTATAACGAAGATGTAGATAATAGTTTACCAAGAAATTACATTGTAGATTCTTTGGTAAAAATACTTCAACAACATTTTAAAGACGAACATTACCAAAGTTGGATTGAGTATTATTTATGGGAAATAGATTTCGGGAAAAAGGATTCCAAAGTAACAATAGACAATAAACCTTTTATTTTAAAAACTCCAGAAGATTTATACAATCTATTAAGGTTGTAGTATTTGCCCCAACGCTGAGTATATGGCACGTTGCCTTTTTCGGCAATGGGTTATATACATTGTTGTATGTCTGGTGCGACTTTAAAGCACGAAACTTTAAATTAATAACTGACCCTTTTTTCTTTTATTTTGAGCGAGGGCAAATGGCGATAGCCAAATATTTACAAAGATATGGTAGAATTTAAGTTAGGTAATTGTATAGAGGTTTTAAGAACAATGGAAAATGATAGTGTAGATTTATCATTTACTTCGCCACCTTACAACAGAAAAAGAAATGATAAATACCAAGAATTTACAGATATAAATGGCAATTGGCTTGAAATGAATGTAAATGTAATTAATGAACTTTTAAGAGTTACTAAAAATCACGTTATTTATAATATACAAGCCAATTACTACAATAGAGCTGATGTATATAAGTTAATAGGATTATTTAGTGAGAAAATAGTTGACATACATATTTGGGAAAAATCAAACCCAATGCCAGCAAGCGGTAAAGCTATCACAAATGCAGTAGAATATTTTATCGTATTAGGCAATGTTTCTTTAAAAAGCAATAAAACTTACACTAAAAATATAATTACAACTTCTGTAAATTCTTCTATGCCTAAAGAACATAAAGCCGTTATGAAATATGAAGTGGCTGAACATTTTATAAAGAACTTCACACAAGAAAATGACATTGTTTTAGATTGCTTTTTAGGCTATGGCACTACAGCAATTGTATGTGATGATTTGAATAGAAACTGTATAGGGATAGAACTTAAAGATTTTTATTTGGATATGAGTAAAAAAAGGGCGGAAAAAAATAAAAGAAAAAAGAGTAGATAAGCAATAACCTTTGATAAAACACGAACTTTAGCACTTGCATACAACGTTGA